GAGCGTTAGCATTTACTGTTGCTCCAACTGATACTGCAGTTGCTGTTGCTGTTGATGATAAGAAAGTAATAAGTGTAGATGCAATTAAAACTCCTGGATCAACTCCAGAACTTTTATCTTGTCCACCATATGTTCTTACATATCCTTGAAATGTACTTTTTGTTCCCATGATCGTATCCTCCTAGATAATCCAATGTAGTCATTAGGCATGTCGACTATACGCGTCTACATCAGATGTTAATGTATAGTAAATAAAATATAACTTAATTTATTGAATAGTGCAAGAGATCCCTGCATCAAAAATGATGTTTTTTACCCTATTTTGTAACTAGTCTTTAACTAGCTACTGAAAAATCAGGAGCAGCTATCTCAACTTTAATCTGTCTGTAAGCAATTTCTTGTTCAGCCAGTTTAATTTGATTAATGATATTACGAATTTCTTCGTCTATCTTAACCATATCTAGAGAGTATCTACCCTCTTCGATGTGAGCCTGTTCCCAATCAAGTTCTAGAAGCTTCTTCTTTTTGTAAAGAGCTTGAACGTGATCCATCTACAACCTCCTCATAGGTTATCCAGCATTTAGACTTACTATAAGCCCTATCGCTGTCTTTAAATAATACCCCATTTTGTCCTATTTTGTCAAGGATAGCGTTTTCTATACTTTCTGCTGTATCTTCAGCATTAATATTAAAATCAGCTACATGTCCGTAAGCTCTAATTTTAACATTAAATAATTTTGTCATAATTTATTCTTTCTATATTAACATAACAAGGTGGCCGAAGCCACCTTGTTAATAAAGTCCTTACGCTCCTGGAGAACCGTAAATACCTCTAGGGTCAGACCAGCCAAAGCTGTATCTTTCTCTAGCTTTGTATCTTACGTTACCAGTGTCGAAATCACCTTCCATCGATGTTCTGATAGGAGATCTTTCGAAATACTTCATACCATTTGGTACATCTGTCTTGATAAAGAATGCATCAGAATCAGTTAAGAAGTGATTTACAGTGTATCCACCAGAAATCATTCCCATGTTTTTGATTGCATTGATATCGTTGTCAGTTGTTCCAACTCTACCAGCAGATTTCATCAATCTGTCAGCAGTGAACTGCAATTGCACAGGGATGATTAATTTCATTCCTTGAGCAGCAACTTTTAATCCACGTTCATCAGTAAAGTTCGCGATGTCAATCAACGACTGTTCTAATGAAGTTTCATTCAAGTCAGCAGCAGTAGTTAGTGTATTTTGAAACGTACCAGCGATAGTAGCGTGCGTAGTAGAGAATAACGGAGATCCGTCACCACCTGGATAAGTAGTGCTGAATCCATTGTTCAATACGTTAGCAGCTGTAACTTGCTTAGTATTCGCCATAGATCTAGCTAATGCTTTTGTATATCTAGACGCTAGTCTGTCATACAAATTGTCCTCAATCGCTTCTTCAGTGATTGCGAACGCAAGAGCTATAGTATTGTGCGTATATCTAGCAGTGAAAGTCTCGTTAGCTTGGTCATAAGACACGCCTGAGCCTTCAGCTTTTATCGCGGCATTACCAAATCCTGATAACATAACTTCTTCTTCAAATGCTCTTTCAGAAGTTTCTTTATCGAAAATTTGTTCATGTTCGTTTTCGTAACGTTTATATTCAAGTCCAAACAGAGCGTTTAAACCTGGTTCTAGTTCTTTAACTAGTTGTGATCGTGATATAGCCATAGTTTATTACTCCTTTAGATTAGTTGTTGACCTTTGTTAATTCTAACAACAAAGTCTTCGCTAGCAACAGCCACTTCATTACCAATAAAGTTTGAAGGACCAATTACTAAACACTGACCAGTTGAAGAGTTAGAAGCTGCAAGATCTAAAGCAGTTGCAGAAATTCCATTTACAGAACTTCCTGCAGCATACAATATATCGAATGCTCTTCCAACAGCGCTTACACCTAGTGCAGTTCCTGTTGATTTAACAAGGTATACTTGATTTGGGTCATCTACCACAAATGCTTGAATGTTTCCTTGAGAAACATCAGTTTGTGAATAGAAATTTTGCCAAGTCGGTTTGTTTCTATTGTTAGGGCTTACTTCTATTAGACAGCCGTTAAACACGCCTAATACTTGACCAGTTGCAGACGATGTTACAGCAACAACAGTTCCTGTAGCAGTAAGAGCAGTTAAGTCACCTTGATAAATCGAAGTTGATTCGTTATCAAGAATGAAAAATTGATCTTGTCCGCCGCTAGCGTAGCCACCACCAACTTTTCCTAATGGTCTAAGACCAAAGGCTTTTGTTGAGTTTGCCATATTTATTTACTCCTTAAGTTTATATTTAAACTTTGTTGGGTAGGAATTACTAAATAATTAGTTTTTCTTTGTACCACCAAAAGTTACACGAGTTTGCCTCTCATTACTGATTGGCATACTTGGATGCTGTTCCTTCAGAGGATCGTTTGCAATAGCTTCTTCTCGTTCCTGAGTTCTTTTTGCAAAGTACTCTTCGCGAGATTTTGCGATCTCTTCTGGTACCCTAGCCAGCAATAGGCCACCTACTCCAATCACTCCTGCGTATTTACCGTCTTTAACTGATGGAAAGTTCTGGTCTGGATATTCATCAGCTCTCACTAATTCATATCCTGATCTCATTCTGCCTGTGATATTTTTAGTATCATCAAAGCCTAATGATTCAGCTCTTATCCATCTATGTCTAAAACCGTCTGGCGCAGGCGGTGCATCTAGAGATGATGGTGGAGTCCAAACTTTAGGTCTATCATTTTTAACCCTAGTTTCGCTCGCACGGGAAGTCTTAATTGTTTTATTTTCGTTTACCATATGCCTATACCTCCTTCGTGATATTTAGTTGTTTCGCATATTCTTCAAGTGGCACACCTAATTTTTTAGCAATAGCTACCTGTGAAGGTGTGAGTCTTACAGTTTTGCGTCCAGGTTTAGTACTTCGCTTCGATGAAGCTACTGTTTGTACCGGTCTGGCCGATTCCGTAGGATTGTTTGTACCAAATTTGTGCGGAAATTCAAGTCTTATTCTTTTATCAATTTCTGCATAATATTCGTCAGATTTGGGGTCATAACCCTCCTCATCTACAATCTGTCTATGAATATCAAAAGCTGTGTAAGTCATAGCTTTATCAGTTCCAAACCATCTATTACTCGCTGCCCATTTCTCAGCTTTGCCATCTGTAGGTATATTTTCTGGTACCGCAGATGCTTGCTGTTGCATAACAGGAATATCTTTGATTTGTGACTGTTCCTTAGGTAACAAAGCAGCCTGTGATTTTAATTCACTTAATCTAGCTTCTTCATATCCTAATTTAGCTATTTCTTTAGAGATTTCAATTTCAGCAGAAATATCACCAGCTTCTCTAGCTAAACCTAGCTTAGATTTTGCTGCTTCTAATGCTGCTACAATTTTAGCTTCTCTATCTTTTACTGAAGTAGTTTCAAGTGCACTAAACTTCTTAGACATGTTTTCTTTTTCAGATTTAACAATCTGAGCATAGCGAAGAGCTTCTTCTTTTTGTCTCTCAGCTTCACGCCATTTCTTAGTTAGTTTAGCAATTCTTCTTTGTACACCTTCGCTGTATTCTTCAGCTTCTTTCTCAATTTCTTTCGTGTCTTCTTTTTTGGCCTCAATAGTTTTTTCCTCTTTAACAGATTCTTCAACTTTGATTGGCTCTTCTTTCTCTGCAGAAGCTACTGCTTCTGTATTTTCTTTAGATTCCAATTCAACATCAGCACCTTCTACTTCGCCTACGTCTACCATCGGATCTTTTTTCTTATCTTCTACTGGCATAGTTTCTCCTATGTTTAAATATGATGAAGAACGTCTTCAGGATTTTTAATTGTCCCTAAAACTTCGTCATCGTTTAAAAGACGAACTTCTCCGCCTTCTATTGGTAATCTTGATCCCGCATAACGAGCAAAGATAACCCAATCTCCTTTTTTACACCATGGACCTTTTGGATAACGTTCTTTATCGTGATACGCTAATGGTCCAATTTTAAGAACATAACCACAATTTGTAGCTATTCTTAATTTGTCTAATGATTCTTGTGATATAATAATTCCACCTTTAGTTTTATCTTTAGGTGTAAATGGTAATACTAATAGTCTCCATCCTGATGGTTCTGGTAAACTATCAATTAATGTTTCAGTGATATTTTCAGCTCTTACTGTTTTATCTACTGTGTTTTTATTTTCTTCTTTATATTTTTCTTCTAAACCTAATACTGTTTTAGGTACTTCAGTCGAGTTTGATAACGTTTCCTTGTTCATTTTGTACTAGCTCCTTGTTGTTTAGCAGGTTAGAGATTTCCTGTAATATATATTCGTATGTACGAATTTGACCTAAGATATACTTGTAATCTTCCATACTGTCAACACCACCTGATGTTACAATACTAGTTAAATTACTAAGCTGATCTTTCATAAAACGTTGTAGTTTATATGCTATATTTATATCTTCCATATCTTTCCTGTTGTTTTGTTATATTAACAATTCCATTTTCTAAGGGATTTATTAACTCTTGAATTTGGATCTCTGGATGTTTTAGCTGAAGTTAATTTAGATTTTAAACCTTTCATTCTGGCACAGAATGATTTTCTTCTATTAGCAGATTTAGAACCTGGTTTTAATTTAGAAGGTTTAGTTGTAACAGCCATAGATAATTTAGAACCTGGATTTGCACGTCTATAAGATGCAATTCCTTTTTTATTTAATCCACCAGATTCTGATTTACCTTCTTTACGTTGCC